GCTCTAGCCAGGCCGTGCGGATCCGATACCGCAACGGCAACTGCATGGCCTGCGGTGGTACAATGGGCCATGGCCCCGCCAACAGTTTCGCGGGCGGTGAACCACCAGATGGGCGAATATGGTGCGCATGCACGGATCCCATTGCGGTCCTCTCTCTCTTCAGCGCCTGATTCATAGTGTCCTCCTGGTTTGCTCTATGCCCTGTTACTACTCCGTGTGCTCGCCCAATCTGCTGGCAGCATCACGGGACGTATGCAGCGCGGCACCCATCTTCGCCCCCAGCGGTGCGGCACTCTCCGTCAAGATCTTCTGCATCACGACTCCCAGTTCCGTTTGTAGTTCAGCCGAAACGGGCAGCTCCGCGGTGGCGGTCGCGCCCCGATCATTGTACGGCGCCGACGCAAACACTTTTACCGAGAGCGGGCCATTTTCGTGATAAGTCGCGGTAACTCGACAGGTGCATTCTGTGGTCTGGTGGATTTTCATGCTGGGGTCTCCTTCGTTAGCTGACCTTGTTCAAGTTACGGACGGGAAAATCGATTTCTGCTTTGAACGCCTTCACCCCGGCGGCATAGGTGCCTTCAATCAAGGCCCGATGCCATTCCTGATCTTGCGTGTCGTCGATAATTTGATTGTCTGCGGGGTCGAGCGTGAGCGTGAGCAAGCCACTGCTGGCATGCACCGTGCCGCGCCCGGTGTTGAGGATATTGACCTGGGTGACGGTGTTGATAATTTCCTTGGTGAGGCTGTCGCGATTGTAGAGCGTGAGCTTCAGCGTGCTGAGTCCCGCTGAGGGAATCGCGGCCCCGGTTTCATCCAGCAGGGTCGCCGTGAGGCGCAAGGACGTGCGCTCCGCTATGACGAGTTGCTTGCCGTCGGCGTCGGTGAGCTGGACACGGTTTTCGTGAATGGGCAGGGCCATGGTGCCTCAGTTCGGACAGGTCCGGCAGGCGTGCGCCAGGCCGTCACCAAATATTGCCGTACATTCCGTCACGCAACTGCCTCCGCAAAACTGTCCGATCGCCTGCTGCTTCGCGTGACTGGCCACCTTAGGACTCTCTGCAAAGAGCCACGGCAGCGTCACCCCACAGAAACTGAGGACGGCGCGCTCCATGGCACGGCGCTCCCAGCCTCGCTGGAGATAGCGTCCGCACTCGCTGAGTCGGACGTGCGCCCAGATCCAGTCGGCTCGCTGGAGGTCGCCATCGGCCAAAGTGCAGACGGCCTCGTCGATCCAGTCGTCGCCGAGTGGTGCAACGGCCCGGCCAGGCCCGTGAACAGTTTCCACTGCTGGCCGGAGGCGAAAAAATCGGCAATCACTGGCCCTAGCTCCGACACGGACACCGTTTCATCGAGCCAGGCCTCCAGCTGATCGACGCCAGCCAGGCCCGCGCGGACTTTTTCGGGTTGGGTCTGCCCCTCCGCCAGCAACAGGATGGCCGCCATGCGCGTGATGGAGTCCCCCATCACGGCAAAAATATCCTCGACGGTAATTGACTCGCCCTTTTGAAAGAGCGGTTTCATCAGTGGCCACAACCATTTCTCCTGCCGCGCCACGACGGGGCGCACGGTAAACGTGCGGCCCCCGATCTGATAGGTCTGGCTCTCGGTCGATGTCGTGGTCTGTTCCATCTCTGCCTCTCCAACCAGTTAGGTATAGGCGATGCTCACTTCATCGTCGCCCGCCGCCGCACTCCGCACCATCAGGAAATCGACCGGCGAGAGCGCAATGCCATCGCGCTCCCCATCGGAGACCTTGATGTACTGACACACGGGCACGTTGAAGATGCAAATATTCCCCGCCGTGCCCGTATGCCGCCACGTCAACGCCCCGGTCGTGCCCGCCAGCCAGCGCCCATACCAATCATGGGTCGCAATGACTTCCAGCTCCGGATCGAACGCGCCCTTGGGAGAACGGGCCGTCAACAGCGTGCTGATATACCCGGCGGCTGTGTTGATGTCGGCGCGTGGGGCCAGCGTGTTGCCCATATCAAGGGAGATCGTCGAGACGAAGGCCGCAAACGCCCCCGTGCTAAACGTGGCGGAGAGCAGCGCCACCGGCACCGTCGTCTCGACGCCACTCGGTGTGAGCAAGGTTTGTGTGGACACGGCATCATAGACCCCGAGAAACGTGAACTCGAACATGCCGGGCTCACCGGATTTCGCGCTGTATTTGACATTGCCGCGCGCACCTCGAATCTGCTTGCGCACCCCATCGATATACACCGCGACGGTCAACGAGGGAATCGTCGCCAACGCCGACAGGGGCGTATAGGTCACACTGGTGACCGCCACAATCGTCTCGGTGAATCCACAGGCCTTCAGCAGCTTCCCGATCGCGGGCGCCGTGCCGGCGGTGCCAGACCCTTTGTTTTCCACTTTGAAAGAGATCGTTGCCAGGCGCGTCCCAGGAATCTGTTTGAAGTTCGAATAGGACACGTCCAAGAGCTTCCGCTCGAACATGGCGATATTCGGTTCGAACTTCGCCGGTTCGAGGATCTGCGCATTCGCATCCGCCGCCGCCAGCGTTTCCGCCGTGCCTTCCGTCACCTCGATCTTGGCCGCCAGCACCTGACGATTGCTGAGAATCCGTCCCATGGCTCACTCCTTCTGCGCG